GTTGTTGCTTGTGCATTTTGGTTTTTTATACAAAAGCAAAACAAATATATACAAGACGAACTATCAAAAGAAATGCGAGAAAGTTTTGGTAGAGTAGAAGGCATTATAATTAAACTTATAGACCAACAGAAGAAAATGCAATTAGAACAAAAAGGAATAGAAAATAGTTTTAGAACATTAGTAACAATTATAGCAGAGTTAAGTGGTAATGGTTTAAAAGATAAATTTATGAGGATGCAGGAAAAAAATGACAACAAAAAATACTAAAGACGATTTAATTATATCACATTTGGAATATATACGAGATAGAGTAGACCAAATTAACGGCAGAGTACGCAATAACGAAAACGAGATTACAAAAATTAAAACTATAGGATTTACATTGTTTACAATACTTACTATAGCAATATCATTTATAGGAATTGCACGATGATAAATAAACTATTACTAAATGTTATAATCAAGCAAATAGGCAAAGCGATAGAAAAAAATCGTAATGTTAAAAAGATAAAAGAATTAGAAAAAAGGATAAAAGATTTAGAAAAGAAAGTAGAGGATAAGGGATGATAGGAATGTTACGACTATTAATGTCTGTTAGAAAAGTACGCAAGGAAATAGACAAATTACTAATATGGTGTAGAGATATAAATTATAAAGTTGCCGTATTAGAAAAAAAAGTAAGTTTATTAGAAGAAAACTCACATCCTCCTGTCTTTACTAAAAAGCAGTACAAAAGTGTAGACGAACGTTTACAAGTGATTGAGGCTTTTTTTAAAAGTTTAGAAAAAGTTGGAAGTGATAAAAAAAATATTGCTAATTAATATTTTTTAACTTATAATAAACAATGTGGAGAATAGTAAAATGACATCAGACAATACTACTACAGTCGTTGAACAGAACAACGAAACAAAACCTGCCGATAGTGAGACTATCGAAAAACAATCTGCCGATACAGGAAACGTTAATCCTGATAGTGTTCCTTATGCTAGATTCAATGAATTAAGCAAAGATAGAAAGAAACTTCAAGCAGAGTTAGATGCTTTGAAGGCTCAACAAGAGGAGGCTAGACTTGCACGTATGGAAGAAGAAGGTAAGACGAAAGAACTATATAGCGAGGTAAAAGCAGAAAACAAAACCTTAAAAGAGCAAAACGCTTACTACAAGAACCTAGAGCAACAGGAACGAGATGGCTTATTAGCACAATTACCTGATGATGAACGTGATATATATAGTGATTTAACTACTACAAAATTGAGAGCGCACGTGTCTAAAATGCGTAAAGCGCAATCAGTTAATACAGATAAATCAAGTGCAATGCGTGGTAATTCATTAGGCATAAAACACGACAGCGACATATGGAATATGAATCCTAAAGATAGAAAAAAGTCGTGGGGTGAAATTGTAAGCCACTTTAAAAATAAGAAAAAATAAACTAAAACTTAATTAAATATTAGGAGAACTAATGGAAGAAATGTATTTAATGTCCATTGGTGGCGACTTAACACAGTATGGTGGACCAAGAATGTGTGGCGCTATTACAGGCTTTTCTGCAGCAAGTAG